GCTGAACGTATTTTATCAGGACGCGCAAATTGTTTAAATTCCATAAGATTTTTATTACATCCAAGTAAATGAATCGCTTTTTTAGTATTACGCCAAATATACTCTAATCCAGCGCGACCGTCAAGTCTTAACTCTCCAGCTATTTTAGGAATACCTATAGTATCGATATAAGGATTCTCATCGAATAATTTAAAACACTGTTCAAATTCTGTAATTGTAGAACCTTGACAAACAGCCATAAGTCTAAATCTATTTATAAGACCATTAGAAGCAAGTGTATCAATAGCTTTAGTTGTTAAGTACACAGTATTATCTTTATCGCCTAATACATCAGGTAATATTATTTCATCGCCATCTACAGAAGCTGCTGCTTTTACAAGTTGCATAATATCTACAGGTTTACCATCTTCATATGCACCATTATCTACAATAGTAAAATTACCTAAAGGTTTCTTTGCAGCTGCATAAACAAAATGGTCGGCTAAAGGAGCAAGTATCATTGAATACTTGCCCTCAAAAGCTTTTGAAGAATTATTTATAGGAACTATACTTGCAATTTTCATTTAATCACGATCCTCCAATTCAACCAGTTTATTCAAATAGTATTGTGCTTTCTTTAAATCTTCGGAACCGTTTTTATATTCAGCACGTGTAACATATTTGATAACATTACCTAAATAAAATCCCTTTAACTGTTCTCTAGTTAATTTAGCTTCAAGAATTTTAATTGTTTCAAGTCCGCCCGTTTTATAATGTTCAGGATTTATAGGATCTTTTATATTATATAATTTTGATATTATCTTAGGCGTCTCACATCTTTTATCATCCATTTTTATATTCCTCCTTATATCTTTGTTCAAGTTTACGTTTATTATTTATTGCAACAGCTTCAAGATTTATACCGTATTCACTTGCAATATTTGCAACATACCAAAGTACATCTCCAAGTTCTTCGAGAAAATCATTAGGATTTACTACATGGCCTTGAAATATGTGCTTTTTAATAAGATCCACTACCTCACCTGTTTCACCTGTCAAACCTAAAGCAAAATTTAATAAAGGCTCCTGGTGTTTTGCATTAAGAATTCCCTTACCAGCAAATTCTTGATATTCGCTAAAAGTCATAAAATACTTCCTCCTTTTTATATTTATATTATAACACACATTCCAGGTAAAAGTCAACCCTTTTAACGAGAAATGTGTGTGCGTATAATTAATGTCTTTTAAGTAATTCTAAAAATTCTGCTCTTACTTCAGGCTTTTCGAAAGCACCGCGTACAACAGAAGTTACTGTGTCAGCACAAGGATTCTTGATACCACGCATTTTCATACACATATGCTCAGCTTCAATTACTACCATTACACCAAGAGGTTCAAGTACTTCCATCATAGTATCAGCTACCTGTTTACCTAATCTTTCTTGTATTTGTAAACGTCTTGCATAAGCATCTACAAGTCTTGCTATTTTCGAAAGACCTACGACTTTCTTACTAGGTATATAACCTACATGCGCTTTACCAAAGAAAGGAACCATATGATGTTCACAATGCGAATAAAATTGAATATCGCGTACGATAACCATACCTTGCTGATATTTATCTTCTACAACTCCGTCTTCAGCAAATGTAGCTGATAATATTTGTTTAGGATCATACTTATAACCACCAAATATTTCACTGTAAGACTTGCGTACTCTTTCAGGCGTCTTGCGCAAGCCCTCACGCTCAGGATCTTCACCTATATACTTTAAAATCTCTCTTATACGTGTTTCTGCCATAAGATCATCTGTGGGATACATTATCTTACCTCCATAAGTTTATGCAATTGTACGCCAACACGTACATCTGCTTCTAAAGTTGCTTCATGCGCCCATGAATTACAAATCTTCCAAGCTTCTTGCATATTGCTTGCTTCAGGTTGTAACCATATAGGTACATCTTTATCAAAATATTGTGCAATAGTTACATAAGTAATTTTATCATCTACGACAAACTTAAGCTCATCATAAACGCACTCAGAATGTGTTCTCCAATGTTTCTCAGGCTTAGGACTACAAGTAATCCAAACTTGAGCACCATATTTATCTTTAATATGTTTAGTAGGATAAGTACCATTTGTTTCAATAGCTACAAATGTATCACATTTTTTAATTATAGCATCTATTAATTGTTCAAGTTGTTCGCCCCAAATAAAAGGTTCACCACCAGTTATAACTGTTAAGATTCTTCTATTTGTAATTTTATTACAAATTTCATCAATAGTCATTTCAATAGCTTTTTCAGGTGACCAGTCAGTATCACACCAAGGACATTTTAAATTACATCCTGCAAGTCTAATGAAATTTGCAGGTACACCAAGATGACAACCTTCACCCTGTATTGAATCAAATATCTCTATTACTTTCATTAGAACGTAACCTCCACAAAACTTGTAGGTGTTTCCCAAAGCTTTAACTTGACCAAGATTAAATCTTTATTCTTATTTACTTCTTTAATCCAATTTGCTATTTGTAAAACCATATTCTCTGCTGTAGGTTCACAATCCAAATAAATGAGTTTTAAACCTAACTCTTTAAGTGCTGTACCTACTTTAGTATCATCAGCTCTACCATCTAATAAACATCCATGGTCAAGTTTTGATACAACTGCTTGTTCAAGAATATTTTTAATATCCTTAAAATCTGCAAGCATACCATCAGTAAGTTTACCGCCCGGTGTTCCAAATGTAGCTTGCAACTTATAAGTATGTCCATGCAAATTCTTGCACAATCCTTTATGCTTGCTCAAGCGATGTGACATATCCCAGCTTACTTCTTTAGTTACAGTCATCTCATAACTATTTTGTGTACACATTATTCTTCCTCCTTTAATGCCGGATCTTCAATTCCATTTGCTGCAAATGCAGCTGCTCTATCAATACAAGTACCACAAACACCGCAAGGTTTATCGCCACCTTCATAACAGCTCCAAGTATATTGATAAGGTACACCTATTGCAAGTCCTTTTGCAACAACTTGCGCCTTATTAAAATCAATAAGCGGGGCACGTATAGAAAGTAAATGTCCACTACCTTCGTAAAGCGCTTCATCCATAGCTGTTGCAAATTCTTCAGTACAATCAGGATATGCTCTACCTGCAGCATCGTCAGCATGTGCACCATAATACAATTCTACCACTTCATCAGGATAGATTGAGAGGGCTAATGCTGCAGCTGATGACAACATAAGACCATTTCTAAAAGGTACATAAGTTTTTACAGTACCCTCTCCATTTTGCTTAATTTGCTCGGCATAACTTTAGTGAGGCATCTCTTCAGTACTTTTAGCAAGTAAAGGACAATTACTATATTGCATTGTAGATGATAAATCTACTTCATACAGTTTAACGCCATAGTGTTGTGCAAGTTTTTTTGCACATTCTCTTTCTTTAATATGTTTCTGGCCATAACTTACGGATAATGCTGATACATTTTCAGCACCATGACGTAATACGGCTATTCCTAAACAAGTAGCTGAATCTACGCCGCCACTAAGCAATACAACTGCTTTAGACATCTTTTTTACCTCTTCTTTCTTTTATTAAAAGCAAAGTATCATTCTTTGCTCTAAATGTACTACTTGAAAGGCCTTTTACAGCTCCTGCAAGCATAAGTTCTTTGTATAAATCATCCATTAACCACTTATCTATATCCAGTAACTCACGGCACATTTTTTTACTTACCATGCCACTGGCCAAGATAGTTTCAAGTAACGGATAATTATTAAGTATTCGTTCGACTTTTTCTTTATCAAACATGTTATCGACAATATCCAACTATCTTACCTCCATTTGTCGTGTTATATCTACAAGTACTTTATCAGGTTGATAAGTGCCTTGGTATGACATCTTCATCAAACCACGTGTTAAAAGTTCTGAAAGTAATTTTGAACTTTCTTCTGCAGAAAGTCCTAATATCTCTCTCATTTGTTGACCCCTAAATCTTTGAGCTGATAACAAAATTCTCATTGCGGGGTATTGAGCTATCAAACCTTTTACGAAATCAACATTTTTAGCTTTATCCCGAGCAGCACGTTTATTCTCTTCGATAAAACCTTTATAGTCCAGTGTAGGTTTATTAAGTGCTATCCTTAAAAACTCTTGACCATACTGAACATGTTTAGGCATTACAATTAAACGTCTGCCTACAATTGAACCACATAATACTGCAAATGCACAAGAAAGTCTTAATAATTTTTCATGTACTGCTACAGGAACTATCAACGGCCCTCCGTCATAGTCTTGCGCAAGTTCTTGCACAACTTTCTCGACTTCTCGTTGTGTATCATTCGGTATTACTATATCATCTTTTTCTACATTCCAAGCAAAACTAAATAAACCTTTATACTTTGAAGTATCAACTGTTTCTTGTCGCAAGCCTTTAAGAACAGGTACGTCTTCTCTTGCGGCAGATAAAAGTAAATCATATCTTGCCTGGTCTTCTACTACAGGAATGAATTCAGTAAATGCACCGTATCCCTTCCAATAAAAATCTTCTATGTTTCTACCCGAACGAGGGTTACTAAGCCATATAAGCCTCGTACGCGCTCGAGCTTCACCTTTTGCTATTTTATTAATTGTAACTGCGCCACTTGAACGTGTTGCACTTAACTCCTTTATATCTTCGACTTCAAGACCAGAAGCTTCATCTATTACGAGAAGCCCCTTATCATTCATTGGTATAGCACCCCATGTAATAATCCAACTATCACCACTTCGCTGTACACCACCTATAATACCAGTTCTACGCGCATTTTCACCATTAATATAACTTCCAAGTTGGAGATGTTTAACAAAACGTTGAGCCATTTGTGATTTACCCGTACGAGTATCACCTATTATCATAGTATCAAGCCAACCCTTTATTGTACCACCTTTCCATGGTATTTCAGTTACACTTGCGTATGTCGCAAGCATTGCACCAAATAAATCTGGCCGCCCTTCGATACCTAATGTCTGCTCCCATTTTTCATAATGTAATGCAACTAATTCTGAAGCCGAATTACAACTAGAAGCACAGGCTTGAAAATATTTTATAGTGTCCTGACTACATTCTTCAACAGCTGATTGAACTGCTTCAGCCTGACGAATAACATAATAACATAATTGATTACGTGGATCCGTTACACGACAAGCTTGAAAATTATATTTTACAGTAGGTACAAGACGTGTTTCTTCATATAGATAAATTCCGTATCTAGGTTCAAATGTTGCCTCATCGAGACCATCTACAAACGAGGCCGTTTCTTGAAAAATTATTTTTTGAACATTTACATAAGCAGCAGGTTCGCCGTTTACGGATTTACAGCTCAATAACTTGCGTAGGTAATCATCTTGTACTTTATCTGAACTGTCTACAAACTGCAATAGCTGCCGCGGATCAATTTCAATCTCTTCGGCAGTTTTTGCTAGTCCTATTCTACAAGGTTTTGTACAAGCACTATTACCACATTTAACCCTTAACTTACTCGGTATAGTATAAGTTTTAGGATCTACACCAATTACACACATATTCTCTAACGCTACCCAAGTATTTAAATTCTCAACATATTCACTTTTTGATAGTGATGTTGATTCATCAAGTATCTCGGCCATTGATGTTGAGGTAGGTGCTTCTTCAGTGTATTGTTCAAGTTCTAAGTTGTGAAATTGTATCCAATAATCAGTAAAATCTTTAACAGGAAGTTTTACAATTTTAATTGATTTAGCTATTCCATCAAGTGCTTGTAAATAACGTGTTGCTAAACGTGTACCCGCGGGATCATTATCCGTCATTATATAAACATCTTTATCTGCAAATAATTGTTCTTCATGTTCTGGCATATTTGAACCGCCAGTACCTGTTACACAATTTAAACCTTGTGAAATAGCACAAAGACAATCTTTTTCACCTTCTACTATATACACGGTTTGTTTATCAACTGTTAAATTTTCGTAAGGAAAAAATCTTGCCTCGTTACAACCTTTTACACCTATACATTTAGAATTATTACTACCTTCGATTCTTCTATGCGGTGGTAAATATTTTCTTACATTTATAAGCTGACCGGTTTTACTGTATTGCGGAATAGTTATTCTAGTATCATCCCAGCCTAATTTAAAATGCTTAATTACTTCGTCTGAAATGCCAAAACCATTAAGTATTTTTATCTCAGCCGGACGTTCTTGAAGTCTTTTTATACAGGTTTCAACGTACTCTTCAGTGGGGAACGGAAAAGTCTTACGTGTTTTCCATTGCTTAACAGCGTTTATTGCTATGTCGCGACCTACATCATAATAACGCTCAATAAATTCTACGTAATGACCTCCCGTTCCACAACCGTGACAGTACCATGCATCCGTATCCATATTAACTGTAAAGGATGCATTTTTATCGTCGTGCATCGGACAGCGCGCGTAGGATTGTTCCCCTGAAACTTTTTCAAAATGAACAAATTGTTCATAAAATGACATCTTCTACGCCCTCGCTTTATTAATACTTATGCTGCGAAAATTTTCTTGATTCTATTTACATCAGAATCGTTGTAGTTATCTTTAATAACCTTTGCCTTGAAAGAGAGACCTACGAGATCTGCAGGATCAAAATCTACTGCACCGGTTGCTTCATAACCAGCTGCTGAAAGTAATTCCTTAAGTTTCCACAAACAATTTTCTTGTAACAAGTAGTTTTCAAAAATTGCTGCACCACTTTCAGGTTCCTTAAATCTTACCTTAAGCATCTCCTTACCACTTGCAGATGTTCCCATTTCTGCAGCCTCCAGATTTACTACGTATGTACCTTCTTCAAGTACTACATTACCTTGTACATTCGAAAAGTCGATTGTCATATTTGCCATTTTTAATTCCTCCAAATATTTTTAATTTATATATTGCGAGGCAGTATCGGTCGCTTCTCGCTGCCTGTTTCGCCATAATCTACGAGCTTCGGCTTTAAATTTTTTACAGTAAGACGAAGCTGATATTGAAGCTTCGCAAAAACTATTTAAACTAAACTCAAAACTCTCATCATCCACATCGTGCTCAATCGCACTATTTATTAATTGTTCTGTTGTAAGATAAACCCAACCTTGTTGATCGCGTATATCTTTTACAGGTATTTTAATCTTTTTCATATAATGTTTGTTTAGGCGTAAACTTTATATCATAAGATGCTGTTAATCGCCCTAAATATAAACCCCCTACAAAAACACCTACTATAATTACTATAGTCAAAAATCCTTTTATAAATTTCATTATTGAAATATCTCCATAGCTTTAGGATTTTTATATTCTTTACCTTTACCAAGACGTGTCTTCGCAGGCCAACCTTGTTTAGGTAAAGTTGTTGCACACCAGTTACCCTGAATGTCATTGTAGGTATGTACAACTATTTCAAAATAAGCAGGTAATTCTTTTACAAGTTTACCATGTATCGCAGGTCCTTTAACCATTGTACCAGTTATCTCATCTTTAACAATAGCTTCCTGCATTGTAAACACCATGTTCAAACCATCTTTAGAGATATCTTTAAATGCTTCAATGGCTAATTTATTCAAATCAGTCATCATACCCCAATGTTGAATCTGAATGTTCTTACGGTAAGTTAATGATTCATTTGTACCACCACCTAAACCTTGTTCGTTACGTAACTTCTGTAGCATTACCCACTGAATTTCAGTCCAAGTATCTATTACAATCCAATCGAACTTTGATTTAATTTCCTTACCAATAGCTTTGCTCCATTGTACAGGATCATTAGCTACACATAACTTACGTAACTGTTCAAGATCTGCGAACTTATCAAATGAAACGACTTCCAGATTTTTCCAGTAAATTGAAAGATCTTCAGCACGCTGAATAGTTCTTCTACCTTTATCAGCATCTACTATTAAGACCTTACCAAGTTCACCTATAGTTGCCATCAAATGAGTTTTACCTGTACCTGATTCACCATATACAAGTGCAAATATACCTTCCAAAGGCTCATTCTCAAAATCAATAGCTTCCATATGTCCTCCTTATTAAATTATATTTATTGTTGGCAACCGAAACTGGAGTTGAACCAATATCTACAGAGTCAAAGTCTGTTGAACTTACCATTGTTCTATTCGGTTATATTGGCCCCGGGCGAGTAGGGCCTTAGGATAAGCTAGGAGTCGAACCTAGTTCAGCGACGTTTCGAACAATATACTCGCTTAGTTATGTTGAGCTACTTCCGTTAAGCTACTTATCCATAATATAGGTCAGGCCAACTTTTCTCGAACACACCTAACCTATAATGAAAATATCATTCTTTTATAAGTGATATTTCATATTTATATTATAACATATTTTCAAGGTAATGTCAACCCTTTTTAAGAAGAAAATTGAAACTTTTTTCTTTTTAGAACTATTCAATATCATTACCATCGATATCCCAAGCATCTCCGATGAAATAAACTTCATCTGCTTGTACAATATCTACAGTTACACCGTCCTCATTTGATACCATACAATTGTATTGTACTTTACCATCAAGTAACTTGAACATTGAATATAAATTAGTAACTTTCCTTCCTTTTATTTCAATATCGCAATCGCTCATTTGAGCAATTCTACCATCGGGTAATTTAAAACACCACGTAGAATAATCCATAATGTTGAACGAGTAACCATCTCCACTTACTTTTTTAGATAATGGCCAATAGAATCTAAAAGGAATCATTTGGTTCCATTGCGGATACCATAAATTTATATCTGTAAACTTAACCCTCATAAATCTTCTAAGAACTGTCTATATAAGTCTTTTACCATAGCGGCGCAACTGTCCATAGATACATTTATAACCTTACAAATTTCACCGTCGATATCACGTATTACTAAAGCCTCATCGTACATAAAGCGTCCATAATCCGTATACTCCTCGTAAGTACATGTACCATATCCAAATTGTTGTGTAATAGGTTCTAATACATCTTTTGCAAATTCGGCTTTACCTTGTCTATTATCAGGATACATTATTAATTACCTCCAAAGTCAACATGTACTTTTTTACTTTGCACAGAAACTTGAACAAGGCCAGGTTGCTGATTTGTATCGGGGTTGGGGTCGGGGCTTTGAAGGATAGCTCGCTCGGATTTTTCATCCAAATGGTCCACCTCTCTTTCGTGATATTCCCCCTCGAACTCATCGAGTAATTCATCTTTATTTATAGGTGCATAACCATAATGCATACATAAATCTGCATAATCACACATCTGACATTTCATGTAACCAGGCTCCGGTAATTCTTCTTTATTATCCTCTGAAATATCTTTTGCACTTGCAACAAATGATTTCATAAATCTTGATAAGTCCTCTTCACTGTACCTACATTCTGTTCTGCAGGCATCAAATGATCTTTGTAGTTTCTTTACCTGGTTCAAGTAAATAGGTCCTATTGTAACATCATTTGCAACTCTACCAGTCTTTTTATACTCTTCTAAAATCTTACGTAAAGCTACCGAATAAAGTCTAGGCTGCTCATCTACAAAATTATAAACATCAGGTCTAAAATTCTTAGCTGTCTTATGTTCAAATCCCACTAGTTCATTTGTCTGAACATCAAGAGCAATCATATCGATTGAACCACAAGCTACTATTTCAGAGTCGCCTGTGATAGGGAATTCAAAAGCCTTTTCAATATCAATTACTTTATAACGGTCCTTATCTTGCGGAAGATAAATTTCCTTATAGTAACCTTCTGCCATTGCAGTTGCTGTTTTCCAGTAAACAGGATCTGTTATCTCTTTATCTATCCACGCTAGAATCTTATCAAGAGGTACACCTAAATAGATTGAATGTAAAATTTCATGAAACTGTGTACCAAAAATAAGATTATCTGCAGGTTTAGTAGGAACTAAATGAAACCGATTCCTACTTGAAAACTGGTGTTTACGTTTACATTCTCTATAGGTTTTTATTTCTGATACGTCAATTCTCATCGCCATAATTTAACGCCTCCGCAATTAATACACATTTTTCAGGCCATTCTACGTTACTATAAAGCATACGGCTTGAACGTAAGAACCATGGATTCTCATCGTGCATATTATATACTCTATGATAAGATACAGTATTACGAGGTATTTTATCAAAAGCAGGTACACCTATACATACGCAATAGGTATCAATAACTTCATCATCACGATTATTTATAGTATCGTAATTATCTCCGTATATCTGATATAATGCTGGACACTCTTTCTTATAGTCCTTTAAACGTATAGGTTCACTAAATAAAGGACTATCTTTAACTAATGGCCAAAGATTTTCACCTGTGTGCCACATATAACCCATTTCATGCAAATGTTTTAATGTGTCATCTATCTCTTCCTGTGACTTACATACTATGTAGGCTCCTTGATAATTACGAAAATAATCATCTGTAATTTTTAGTGTAGCCATATCATTCTCCTTTTATTTTGAATACTTTTTATTTTTATGTTATTAGGTAACGGCTAGGTTGTTATGTATATTTATTTTAGCCTAACCTAGCCGTTCCGCTATTAATTATTCAGCATCGCTGTCGGTGCTCTTCTTTGTATCAAGCTGCTGGTTAAATGTCCAGTTGCTCAAGCAGTTAAGAATTGTTGAACCTACTACCTTAAGTACTACATGTGTGTCTGTAAGGTATACAACCTCAAATTCATCATCGTATCTCTTAAGATAAATCTTATCACCAATTGTAACTTCTTTTCTACGCGCAGGCATCGTTTTACCATCGCCAAGGTCGATCATAACCTTAGAGGTACCATTACCACGCGGACCACGTCTCTTGTCAGATTGTGCAAGTTCTGCGTCCTTAGCAATTGCTGCTTCGTAAACATCCTCGAATGTAGCGTACTTATCGCCTTCTTTGCCGATTCTCTTTTCAATGAATCTGCTAATTGCTTCCCAGTTGTATACTTTTGCATCATATACCTGTCCCGCAATAGGTTGCTTTGCAATAGAGTAAAGTCTCTGTGCAGGTACTTCAAAAATTTCAGCTATCGCCTTGAGTGTAGGTTGTTCTTTACCTTCCATAACGTCTATAAAAGTTGTTGTTGTTTCGTTTGCCATATTAGTGGCCTCCTTTAAATTATTTTTTATGACCTCGCACTCTGATAGAGTGTTCTCATCTTTTTATTGATTATATTATAATATATTTATTTAAAAAAAGCAAGCCTTTTAATGAAAAAAGTTGGGGCTATTTTATAGTTCGGATGTTATCAGCTGGCAGCTTCTAGAAGACAATACCATCTTCCTTGCTGCAACCCATTATGCGATCGTATAATGTCCAAGATAACTCCATATGTCCGCTTAATATTTTTTTAAGGTAAAACTCATCACTAAGTTTTAAAATAGCATGAGGGTCCTCCCCTTTAGCTAAGCGTTCCTTGAGTCTTTTATAAGCCTGTAACTTAAATTTTTCAGCTACTACATCATAGTATGCCCACGGACTTACATTAGGTTTATTAGTACTCATTCTATTAACCCCCTTTTCTGAAAAGATATGTAAATAGCCAAAACTTGTGCATCGGCCATTTTATCGACGCGTTTAGCCCAAGTTTTGCTGTGCCGATAAGCATAAATATTCTTAAGCACTTCTCTTATCTGTTTAATATTTGTATAGACCATCGTTCATTCCCCCTAGGTAATCCTAAACTATTCCGCGCCTTGACTTGCGCCAGTAGTATTCGGCGAGCCGGGGGTTGGGCCTTTTTCCGTGGGTTCAAGGAGTTTTGCAGTTGAGACTAGTGCTTCAGCTTCTTTAACTTTCTCTTCAGCCTCGCGTATAAGTTCACAAAAAATGTCTAATTCCTGGGCAGTGATTGTTAAGTTACCCCTAGAATTACGTGGATTAGCGTTCATCTTTTGTGCAAGCTTTTCGATAAGCGCGCGGTAACGCGTTCGTGTTTCAACAAGTTGCTTTTGATAGTAGCTAAGTGGTTTAGTTGTATCGTATTTTGCCATTATATGGCCTCCTTATAATAATTATTTATCATGTTTAACTGCATCATCTATTAAATTTACAAAAAAGAATGTTGCAAGTAACCTTAACCATAAAAATTTTTTAGTTTTTTTCTTCCGCGCGGGCATTTAAATTTACCTCCTTTAAGGTATTTCGAAGATAATCAAGCCCTAAATAATTATAAATTACATCTAGCGAGGCTCCGCTATTAAGAAGATTTGCTAACTTTTCGATAAAATCTTCAAGCCAAGTAAGCCTTTGACGTAATTCACTTCGAAGAACATGTTGCTGTTTTTCGAGATTCCCAATACGTAATACAGCTGCACATTGAACAGTTGAATATCCTGATCGATATTTGTAGCGTGTATTACGAGGAGTATATCGTGGATCCAAAGGATCTTTTTTAAGTGCACATTTTACTTCCTCGAGTTCTCCTATAGCATAAATGTATTGTTCCGTTAACTCTTCTACATAAGATTTTTGACTCATTCGTTATTATCTCCTTCAAATTTATCATCATGTTTAATCGTATTGTCAATAGTATCGACAAAATTCTTATAAATACTTGTAAGTAGTTGGAGACCTATGAAATT